TTGTTTCGGAAGCCAGAGCGAAAGACAAAGCGTTGGGAACCCCTGACGTGCTCGCTTTGACGCTGGGTTCATCGATGCCGTGCTGCATTATAGCAGAACGCAAGGAAGAACCCGCACCGAAGCCCAAAACAGTTCGTAAAAAGAGAACCAAGAAAATTGAAGAGAAACATGATTGAAAAGGACAGTCGACCAGTGGTCGGGGAGTACGTGTTTTTGAGCAAGTATTCCCAAACCCATAATGGGAAAAAGGAAACATGGCAGGAAGCCGTGAACAGAGTAATGAATATGCACTTGAAACGCTATTCCGGTATGGTGAAGCCTGAAGACGAGGCTGAGTTCAGTAAGATGTTTGCTCACGCATACAGCCTGTATTCCGAGCAACGTGTATTGGGAGCCCAGCGTGCGTTACAGTATGGTGGAGAATTGATGTTAGAGAAGCACGCTCGCTTCTATAACTGTTCTTCTACCTACGTTGACCGTGTACGTGTATTCGAGGAAATCATGTATCTGTTGCTCTGTGGTGCTGGGACAGGTTACAGCGTTCAGCACGTTCACACGGATAGACTTCCTGTACCCAAAGGATTTGATAATTCAAAGCAGGCTGAGAAATTCGTGATACCTGATACGATTGAGGGGTGGGCAGAGGCTGTTGGTAAGATGATGACCGCTTACTATTATGGTGGTGCGGACATCGAGTTCGACTATTCAGCAATCCGCCCGAAAGGTGCATACATCAGAGGGGGATTTAAGGCTCCTGGACCCGAACCGTTGCGTCAGGCGATAGAGAAGTGTCACCACATCATTACCCGTATCAAAGGACGGAAATTGAGACCGTTTGAACTCCACTATCTAATCTGTATCTGTGCGAATAGCGTGGTGACAGGGGGTGTGCGTCGCTCAGCGATGATAAGTATCTTTGACGCTGACGATGCTGAAATGGCTGCGTGCAAAACAGGTAACTGGATAGCAACGATGCCGGAACTGTGCCGGAGTAACAATTCAGCAGCCATCCTACCTGATACACCGAAGGAAGTGTTTGACAGTATTTACGAGAATACCAAGTTGTATGGGGAGCCAGGATTTGTATTCATCGACTCTCCGTGGTTTGTATTCAACCCCTGTGGAGAGGTAGGTATGTTCCCGCAAATCAAAGACGAGAACGGTGATTATCATACGGGTTGGGGGTTCTGTAATCTTGCGGAAATCAATGGTGGTAAAGTAAAGACAGTTGAGGATTTCTATGCTGCCTGTGAAGCAGCCTCCACTATCTGTACGTTGCAGGCTGGTTACACGAATTTCCGTGTGCTTGAGAAATGGTCACAGTTGATAGCCGAGCGGGACGCTCTTATCGGTGTGGGCATTACGGGTCTCTGTGAGAACCCTGCTATCCTGTTCGACCCAGAAGTACAGAAGCGTGGTGCTCAAATCGTTGTAGAGACCAACAAGAAGATTGCACGAATGATAGGTATCAACGAGGCTGCACGGTGTACAGTTGTGAAGCCGTCTGGGAACAGTTCACAACTCCTTGGAACCTTGTCAGGAATAACTGCCGGACACGCTCGTCACTACATTCGTCACATTCAGGCTGCGGATACTGAACAGGCTGTTCAAGAGTGGGAACGTGTCAATCCGGATATGGTAGAAGCGAGCGTTTGGGCTCCTGACCGTGAAAAGGTTATTGCCTTCCCCGTTACACTTCCCGAAGGAGCGTTGCTGAAACAGAACCTGACAGCAATCGAATTCCTGAAATATGTTCTCTTAACGAAACAGAACTGGATTGAGTACGGTACGAACCTGACTCATCCTTCTACGCTTGACAATCCGAAACTTCGAATGAACGTGTCAAATACCTGTACAGTTCGCCCAGATGAATGGGATGAAGTACGGGAGTTCCTGTGGGAACATCGTGACCAGTTTGGTGGTATTAGCCTGTTATCATCATTCGGTGATTTGGACTATCCTCAAGCACCGTACACCGAAGTTCTTGACGAGGTTGAGTTGGCGGAACGCTACGGAGCAGGAGCAATTCTGTCGAGCGGTCTTATCGTTGATGCGAATGACGTGTTTAAAGACGTTTGGGAAGCCTGTAACGCAGCGATGGGGTTGGCTCCACAGTTACTTACAATCAACGACAAACAGATAGCCGACTTCGTTGTTGAAAATATCAAGGACGGACGTTTCCTTGTTGACATTGACGGTATCTGTTTCTCAGACGTGAACTGTGTCATTGACTACCTGAAACGACGTGTTGAAAGACGGTTGGATTGGGTGCGTCGCTTCAATTCATTTGCCGACAAGTATATGGAAAGCGACCGTCAGAAGACATCGTACTGTTTGAAGCACGTAAACGCATACCACAAGTGGCAAGCCATCTGTCGAATGAAGCCTGTTTCCTACGACAACATCGTATGGGAAGAACCGCTTAAACAGGCTGGCAGTGAAATTGCGACAGCCTGTGCCGGAGGTGCGTGCGAGATACCACAGCGACCGAAGAAATAAATCAAGAAATTGCCCAGTCTTCGGAACCTGACTCCGGGACTGGGCGTTTTTAAATAAAAATCGATTAAGTGTAATAAATATGAATGTAAAGATTTTATTCAACAAATCTGCTCAAGAGGCTCTTTTCGAAGGAATTGATGAACTCGCTAATGCAGTATCTTCTACTCTCGGTCCGAAGGGACATTCAGTAATCATTGACAAAGGGTATGGCATTCCTCACATCACGAAAGATGGTGTAACAGTTGCCCGTGCGTACGATACCGACGACCCAATGAAACGTATGGGAGCAACGCTCGTTAAGACCGTTGCGGCAAAGACCTGTGACGAGGCTGGTGACGGTACGACCACAGCCACAATCCTCACCCGTGCGCTCATTAAAGAGGGAATGAATGTTCTTCCTAATGTCAAGAATCCACAGCGTTTCAAGGAAGGAATGGAGGCTGCTCGTTCGGAAGCCGTTTCGTTCATCAAAGCAATGTCGAAGGAAATCGGTGAGACAGAGTTCGACCGTGTAAATCAGATTGCCACTATCAGCGCAAACGGTGATGTGGAGGTTGGTTGTATCATTTCTGAGGCTATCGGAAAGGTAGGAAACGACGGAGTGATTACGGTTGAGGAAAGCAGCAAGGGAAATGAAACCACAGTTGAAGTGACCACAGGTTTTCAGTGGGAGAAAGGCTTGGTGAACCCGTATTTCGTTACAGACCCAGAGCGTATGGAATGCGTGCTTGATAAGCCGTATATTCTAATCTTCGGACAGAACATCAACTATCCCCAGGAAATCCTTCCTATCATTCAGACAGTTTATTCAGCGAAACGCAGTGTTCTTATCGTTGCTCCTAATGCGTCTAATGACGTTATCAAGTTCCTCGTTACAAACATTCAGCAACAGAACGGGTTGAAAGCCTGTTTCGTAAAGGCTCCCGGATATGGTCAAATCCAGAAGGACATGATAGAGGACTTGGCTGTTAAGGTAGGTGCAAAGGTGGTAGGCGATGAGTTTGGACGTCCGCTTGACCAACTCGGTACAGACTGGCTGGGCGAGTGTGAACGTACAGTCGTTTCTACTAATCGTACAATCCTCGTAGGAGGTGTTGGTACGGAAGCCGATATAAATACCAGAGTAGAGGCTATTAAACATCTAATGGAGGAGAATACGAACTCTTACGACCAAGAGAAGTATCGTGAACGTATTTCGAAACTTACAGGGGGAGCAGCCGTCGTTTATGTAGGTGCGGACAGTGAGGTAGAGATGAAGGAAAGAAAAGACCGTGTTGACGATGCTATTGCCGCAACTCGGGCAGCGTTGGAAGAGGGATACGTTCCCGGAGGCGGTACGGTTCAGTTGAGAGCGTCAGACCACCTACGCAATATGCCTTCACTTCATGAAGAACATCCTGACTTCATCATCGGTTGGAATGTAGTGGCTCAAGCGTTGATGGCTCCGTTCAATCAGTTGTGTGAGAATGCTGCTGTGAACGCAACCCGTATTGAAGTCGACCTGACAAACAACGACGACCCGATGTGGTGGAAAGGCTTCAACCCTGTTACTGAGAAGATAGAAGATATGTTTGAGGCAGGAATCATTGACCCTGCGAAAGTGTCAAGAGTGTCCCTTGAAAACTCTGTTTCAGTCGCTATTCAGTTCCTGAATACGTCTTGTGCTATGTCCGCAAATGATGAACCAAATAAAAAGTAAATGCCATGAGTCAGAAACAAATCCGAAGAGGGGACATTGTACGCATCCGCCATAATAACAGCGGTCATCAATTTAAAGAAAACACTTTGTGCGTCGTACTGGATACATATCCGAAACGAGCCGAGTTCCCCGACAGGTTCAAATGTGCAACCCGAACCGAGTGGTGGTACGTTGATATTAAAGACATCACGCTGTTCTCGCGAAATAAGAACGAGGATGACGATTATTAATCATTAAATAGAGACGATTATGTTTTTCGAAGTAAGAACAAAACGGTTGACAGTCACCGAGCGCAATGCGTATAAGACCGTCAAGGAACTGTGGCTGTTCCAGGTTGAAAGTTACACCGAAGCCGAGGCTCGTGTGACGGAGTTTATGAACAAACAATTCAAGGGAGAGGACTTCTCTATTCCTAAGATTCAACCGTCAAAGATACAGCGTGTTGAAAAGACAGACGGCTGTGCTGATGAAGACCCGTTCTACAAAGTTAAGATTGAACTTCTCAGCGAGAACGACAAGGGTAAAGTGGTGAAAGAACCGTTCTTCATTTTGGTTCGTGCTGAAAGTCCTGAGGCTGCTATTGAGGTTGGTAATGGCGTGGGCGATGAAGAAGCACCGTCTTCTGAAACTGTTTCCGCTACGAAAACCAAGTTCACAGGGGTTGTCGTAATGACCGCTCCGAAGAAAGAACCAGCGAAACCAAAAGCAGAGGCTCCTAAGGAAGAGGAACAACCGAAGACTCCTGCTAAAGCAGCGAAGTCGAAAAAGAAGTAACATTCAGTAACAATCAAGAGTGGCTGGGAAACCAGCCACTTTCATATTTAGGAAGATAATGGCAGAAAAGAAACAACCCATCCCGAAACGTGTAATTACGGAAGCCGACGTTGACCGTATCATGAGAACGGCTCCTGATTACATTACGGAAGCATCGGACGAGGTGAAGGACTTGTTTGTCGCTGCTGAATGGGCAAAAGAGGAACGAGACCTGTCTCCTAAAAGATATTTTGACCTCGTGCTAAACGAGGGTACAGAGGAAGAGAAAACAATCAATATAGACTTCCAGCAGACGGTGAATGTGGGGGCAGTTGTCAAGACGCACGGTGGGGACATTACGGCTGTTCGTTCAGCCAACGCCAAGCGTCTTCAATACTTACAGTTAGACAGAGCCTATCAACGAGCCGTGTTAGAACTGAATAAAGCCATGGGAGTCCGTTCCCGGAAGCCTCGTAACATTGTCGACTATACAGGCACGATAATGGAACTCTTTGGGAAGTTCTATACCGTTACCGATGTCGCCAAGGTTATGGCGAAGGAATACAAGATTAAGGTTCCTGAGGAAGAACTGAAGAAGTTCTACGTTGAGAACCGAGACTTGATTACCAGACGTCGAGCCGAGTACGTGTTACAGAATAAAGACTTTCGTATAGCGACTGAAACAGGTCGTCTTGAAGTCCTTAATCAAATGCTGGTAGAGGTTGAAATCAAGAACAGAGCAGCAGGGGGAAGTAACGTCGATTACTGTAACCTCATACTCCGTATCATTGAACAGGCTCGCAAGGAAGTTAAGGGGAACGAAATTAAGATGACCGTTGATGGTCGTATTGATATCAACGCCACACTTCACGCTGAGACCAACGTGATGACGGTCATGAAGCAGATGTCTATCAATGCGTTGGTAGTGGGTTTGACGGCTGCAAAGGTAGGGTTGAATCCGACCGTGTTGATATCACAGTTGGCGTCTTCATGGTATGCGAAGTTCAACGGGTTCAATGGAAACTTGATGGACGGTGAACAGGTGCAGTTGCCGTCAGCACTGATTAAACAATACGACTGGGACCAGATAGAGCGTTCCTCTAAAGAGTTCGTTCAGGAGTTTACCCCTATCACGGAAATCATTGATGAGAAGGAACCTGAGAAGCAAACCACAGCCGAAACAACTCGTAAGAATATGCTTCTACGATTGAAGTCAATGAAGGCAGCGAAGGCACAGGAAGACAGCCGTGCCAACCCTGTTACACCTGACGACAAGGATATGAGCCTCAAGGAGAATGGTGTGGTACTGGTTCCGGAACCAGATGAACCCGAAGAGCCGAAAGGTGAGTTCGAAATAGACTACAATCTTAACAAGCATTACAAGCAGAAGAAGAATATGCGGGTAAAGGGTGCGATAGGAGAGTCTATTGCTCGTCACAAGGCACAAAAAGAAGAGGGTGAGGTAAATGTAAACAAAGCGGAAGCAGAAGCCGCAGCGAGACGTGAAAGACGGAAAGCACGTCGCGAAGCAAAGAAGAAAGGAAATCAAGAATGAAAATAGTTTATAACACATGGTTCCCGTTTGGGAATTATCATACGTTGAACTTCTTCGGAATACTGTTTACCAAGCGTAAACAGTTACCGGAGTCAACAATTACGCACGAGTCGATACATACGGCTCAAATGAAGGAGATGCTCTGGCTGTTCTTCTACCTGTGGTATGGGGTTGAGTACCTACTCATCAGGCTGTTCCACAAGAAACAGAACTGTGCATATCACGACATCAGTCTTGAGGAAGAGGCTCACAATAATGATGAGAATCCTGACTATCTCAAGACTCGTAAGCATTATGCGTGGTGGAAATACATAAGGCTTCGAAGCAATCATAAATAAATTTCGTTTAACAATTTAATTTCAAAGATTATGCAAAAAGACTTTTTGACAATCACCCCAGACTCTGGGGGGGGGGTCACAGGAAGTGACCGTTCAGGCAGGAGCCAATTATGGTGATGCTCGCTCTACCACGATAACCATTTCGGGGGGGGGGTATCGCTCGAACTATCGATGTGAGTCAGGCTCAAGGACGTTTTACAGCGTCTAAAACAGGTTCTATTCAGTTTAACAATTTGCTTTATGAACAGGTAACGTCAAGACTTTATTTAAGGCTGATAAATACAAACAACGAAAGCGAATATATCAGTTTGTGTGAAAGGCTGAATATAATGAATTCAGGCG